AATAGAAAGCGGTCTTTGATAGTACAAATTTAAAGTTGTAGATGATACGTTTTGATAAATATTTACAGTGTATGTACCAGCTTCGTTTACGTTGTTTCCTGCGCCAGTCAACATTCCTACAATTTTAGTCCCTGCTGTTACGCCTGTACCAGTAATAGTTTGCCCTACGTTTACTGCGCCTGAATTAATGCCAGTAATTGTTAATACATTACCTTGAATAAAGCCTGTTACGCTTGCGCCAATTTGCCCGCTTGGGCCAATCGTGTATTGTGTCTGCCCTGGAACAATAGGAAAAACAATCTCATTCTTGTAAAACACCATCATTTCTTCATTTGACCATTGGTCTACTAGGTCATTAAGCATATCAAATGCATCTTGAGCAGCTTCAGGAGTAGGAGTTTCACCCGCTTCTAATGCGCCAATATCTTTTAATGCTCTTGAAATAATGTCAATCGGTGCGGTCATTTTACATTCCTACTTTGAATATTTGAGGCTGCCAAGGTGGGATAACTTTGTTTTCTAATGTTTCTAATTGTTCTTCAAGGCGAGCAGTAATGTGACATTTGCCATTTTTTACGGCTTCTGTTTGTATCCAGTTAGATACCATTTCTTCTGTAACTTGTTCAAAAGGAATTTTAGCTGTTGGGCAGTCAAAATACCAATTACCTTCAGTTTCTACTGATTTATCTTCGCTTGAAGCGGTGACATGATAACGAGCATGGGTTATAACACCATCTTTAGCAGAAATTTCTAAGATTTTCCAAGTAAACATTATTCGTTCGCTGGTAATGGTGTATTACCTTCTGAAACCCATGCAAGGTAGGCTTGGTAGTCTGTGTTAGATGGGTCTGTAGTAGGAATAAATGCTTTATCTGCAATTCTTTCAATGCAATTTAAAGGTGTTCCATCTACCAATGAATTAACTAATTTATACATTTTTTATAACTCCGCAGAAGCTGAATATGGTGATGAAGCAGAATACAAAATTCCAAAAGAACCTGTCATGCCAGTAAATCCACTCACTTGAACTTCATATCCAGTCGTATTTGAAAAGTTTGTAGCAACAACTCCGCCACCTGTATATTGGTATTGAACACCTCCTCCATTGTAAATTCTTACTTGAATACCTGAACCACCAGCCATTGTTGGTGCTGCTCTTTTTGGGACTTGAAAAGAACCATTTAAAAAAGCTACAGTAGTTGAAGCTGCACCAGCAGTAGCTTGACCTGGATTTATTTGTTCATAATATCTTTGGCACAAAGCTAATTCTTGTTGATACATACGATATTCATATCCAGTAGCATAGCTTCCTACTTCTAATTGAACAAAAGCAAATTGAAATATTCCGCTTGTTAATGCTGGGCTATTTGCAAAAAATTGAACCAATAATCCATTAGAAACACCAGATGGCAAAGAATTAAAAGTTGTGTTGATGTATGTCCATGAATTATTTGGTATAGATACTGTATTTGTTGCAATAGTTGTTGTGGACGTGTAATTATCTGTTGCTGTTGGATATTGCAAACTTATTTGTTGGCTATACGTTGAACCAGTATTTTGATAAACCCAAAAACTTAATGTTACAGATTGACCAACTAAATCATAAGAATTAAATGATTCAATTTTTTGTTGCATATTTTGAGCAGTATTGCCCGATGCGCCAGCTATTTGAAGAACGGTAGCTGGTATTCCATTTACTGTTGCAGATTGTTGTGACCAAGTTAAAGATGTGCCTAAAGAATTAAACTGCCATCTATCAACACAACAATATCCAGTAGCAGAACTAGATGTTGCTCTTTGCGCTATTTTAAAAGCACCATTAATAATGCGGTTCTTTAACATAGAAGCATCACCTTGACCAATTTGCTGGTTTTTAGTATTTCCACCAAGAGTTAAAGTTGTAAATGTTCCAGCAGCAGCAGTAGTTCCACCAATAGCAGGAGGAGAAGCTAAATAGGTGCTAAATCCTGTGCCTGATACTGTTGAGCTTGCAGAAAGCGAAGTAAAAGCACCAGAATTAGGTGTTCCTGAACCGATAGTGCCAGGTGTTGTATAAACGCTTGACGCAAGCATAGTGCTTGTAACTGTGCCTGTATCGCCTGTGGTTACAAGATTGCCGTTTACAGCCGGTACATTTAAAGAAAAGTTTGTAGAGGGATTAGGGCCAACTAGGGCTACCTGACCGCCTGCTGTTGCTTGAAAGACTAATTGACCCATGATTTTTCCTTATGGTGCTATGTAAATTACAGAGCCTGTGCTTAAAGCTCCTGTTGATGGATTGTATTTTAGCGTAGATGACGCTGTTTTTAAAGCCTGATTGCTACCTGTAGCAGCTACAAAAGTAGGGTAGTAATTAGCGTTTGTGCTGGCATCGGCTACAGCTACGTTATTGGCATTAGTCGCTGTAGTTGCAGAAGTTGCTGTTGTTGCAGTTGCAGCATTTCCACCAATAGACAAACTTGAAGCAGTTCCTGTTAATCCTGTACCTGCACCAGTAAAGCTAGTGGCACTTAAAACACCTGTATTTGGCACAAAACTGAGTTTAGTAGAGCTAGTTGTCGCTGCGTTGTTGCCACTAGAATTTAACGATAAAACAGGGTAATAAGTTGATGCAGAACTTGTATTGTCTGTAATAGCAATATTGGTAGCGTTTGTCGCTGTAGTCGCAGTTGTAGCCGAGCTTGCTGAACCGCTAATATTGACCGCTAAAGAAGTAATTGATCCGCTTGCCGAGTTCAACGGAACTGCGGTAGTGCCAATATAAAGCGAAGAATTACCTAAAACACCACTAGGAATAGTTCCTGACAAATTACCAGCAGTAAGGCTAGTTAAACTTGCTCCTGAACCGCTAAACCCTGTAGCCGTAAATACGCCAGTAGAAGGGTTGTATTGCAGTTTTGTAGAGCTTGTATATTCTGTTGACAGATTTCCGCTTGTTTGATTAGCGAACAAAGGATAACGAGTTGCATTTGTAGTGGTGTCATCGGTAACAGTCGCATACGATGTAGGAGTAGTCCAAGTAGGAGTTCCTGTGCCTGCTGAAGTTAAAACTTGCCCTGTTGTTCCTGCTGCTGTGAAACTTGTTGTATTTGCAGCCGATTGCCAAGGAATTGCCCCAGCTACGCCACCAGCTAGATTTGTTGATGTTGTTGCTGTGCTCGCTGATCCTACTGATAAAGTGCTTTGAGCTACATATTGAGGGGCTGAAGCACCAGCAGTTAATACATAGTTTGTAGTGCCTAAAGCTAAACTTGTTGTTGCACCTGATCCAGATTGGTATAAAAGTGAGCCTGCTGCCCCGCCAGCTACGTTTGTTGCTGTAGTTGCTAATGTGGCTGAAGCGACTGCACCACTAACAATAGACCCTAGAATTGAAGTAATCCAGCTAGGATTTGAGTAGCTACCAGTGGTATATACCCCATTTGTTACTGTTCCAGCGTTACCTGTTACGCTAATTCCCCATGTGCCAGTAGCGTTTGTGCCTGTTGTGCTGGGTGCGCCAATAGTATTGTATGAAACAGTTAACGCAGAAGCACCATTAAAAGTTGACCCGCTTGCGCTACCAGTACCGCTATTATTAAATGTCAGTGAATTAGGGGTATTGGCTGTTACTGTTGTTGAGCCACCTAAACTGACTGCATTGCCGTTAATCGTAATGCTTGAATTAGCCAAATAACTGTTAGTAATAGGGGTAGCATTCCAAGTTCCTGCTGTTAGCGTTCCAACGCCTGTAATTCCTGTGTATGAACCGCTTAAAAGCGATGATGCGAATGTGCCGCTTGTTACTTGTCCTGCGCCAATAGCGATTGCTTGTGCGCTTAACGCTGTTAATTGACCTTGAGCGTTTACTGTTGCGCTTAATGTGTTACTAGACGAGCCATAAGAACCGCTAGTAACGCCTGTATTTGTAATGCTAAATGTGTTTGATGCAAGGGTTAACCCTGTGCCAGCATAATAGCTAGATATGCCTGAGAATTGCACCCAAGTGATTGCAGTTGTGCCTAATGTACCGCTTGTTGACGATGTGCAAACCCATGCTGTTTGACCATTTACTGTGCCGTTTACTACTACTGTATATGCACCTGAGACTTCTGCCCAAGTGTTCATATCTGCTGAACGACTCCATGCGCTTGCAGATGCTACATAAATGCCGTTATTTGCGCTAGATGACTGGTTTTTAACGAGAACTCTATCGCCAGCTAGGGTAGTGTACCCATCAATCGTTTGCAGCCCTGATAGCGTGATATTAGCTGTTGTAGCGACTTGACAAGACTGTTTAGGGTTTAATCCTTGCGCTACTGTATCAACATACAGTTTATTTGTAATGTCAGTAGGGTTGCTAGGACTAGTGCTGATTGTGCCTAAAGTCGTTGTTATTTGAGTAAAAACGCCAGTAGAAGGTGTTGCAGCACCAATAGTCGTACTGTCAATCGTGCTATTAGTAATAGTTAAACCCGACTGAATCGGGTTAATAAATGCGTAAAAAGGCTTACCTTGCCCTATGAATGTGTTAAATGACCCATCTAGGTTAAAGTAAGCCTGAACTGGCAGTAAATTTTGATCCTGCGTTAATGCTGGCCCTGTAGCCATAACTTACCCTTAATAGGCAATACAGTTAATTAAAATCACATCTCCAGCAGACATATTAGCAGCAGCACCAGTAGTAACAGAATAGCTAGTAAAAGTAACTGAAGTAGCTGTGCTTCCTGTTAATTGCAAAAATAAACTATTCCCGTTCGTTACATCAGCAGCAAAGCCCAACCAGCCATTTGGAGCAGTAGGAAGGGTAATTGTGCCATTTGCTGCACCGCCTGTGCCAACTACAATTTTAAAACAAAATGTATTAGAAGCAGTGATAGTTGAGCTTGTACCAAAGCCACTAGAAATAGTAGGCAAAGTAGATGAGGCAACTAAATTGCTTCCAATAGACAAAGTTGAAGCATTGTATGGGGCTTGTAAAGCATTACCGCCTTGACCATAAAGCCCTAGGCAGTTGCCATTGGCATCATATTCAGCTTGAACTGGCAATAGATTGATAACTGAGCTACTTGCTACACCTGGATTTGACATAATTTATCCTTTAATTAATTAACCAACTAGCCAATTAGTGCCATTAGATACAACAGGAACAGCATTTGAACCACCGCCAGCAGCAGTTGCTAAGAAAGTAGTTGTTGTGCAATCTGTAATAAATCCTCTTGCTCCAGCTCCTGCGGTTGCAGCAGAGCCTAATCCACTGTAAGTGGTTGCAGGAGTTTTAATATTTCCCCAAGTTGCTGCAGCATTTGTTCCACTAGATATTAGAACTTGACCTGTTCCACCATAATTTTGAAGTGCACCGCTTCCATAATAAGAATTTACTCCTAAACCAATAGCGCCATATTGATTTACTGCAAAAAGAGTATTGCCTATGTCATATGCAGTATTTGTGTTAGACATACAAAAAGTTATATAACTATTATCCATATGCAAACGATAGTTATAAACCCCAAAATCTGGGTCTGAATTGTCATAAAATGCTACTACACCAGCACTTGCACCTGACATTCTAAATTGCGGAACATTTGCAAAACCAATAGTATTGACAGATTCAAAAATTTGGGCATTTAATTTACTTGTACTTGGATTAAATGTTAAATTTGGAGAATCAACATCAAAAGTTGAAACAGTTCCACTATTAGCATTAGTTAATACTAAGTTGTAATTAACGTTACCAGAAGTATCATTAGCAATATTAACGCTACCTGTCAGACCACCAGCAATACGTTGCCATACTCCAGTATTGCTAAAGATTACCCAATCGCCTACGTTCCATGTAGAAATACCATTTAATGAAGTAGAGCCAGCAACACTAACAATATAGTAATAACCAGATGTGCCAACACTAGAGGTTAACGTAGGAGTGTTTGTAGAAGCATTCCAAGTCCCTTGGTACTGCAAAGCTGAAAAAGTATTGATACTTGTTGTGGCTCTTAACATAATTACATTCCTTCACCTGGAGTTACCTCAAACGCATTAGGTGCGCTTGCAATAAACCAGCAATTCGGTGGCAAACAAAAGGTTTCAATAGAATTAGGCAACATTCCAACAGTATATTGTGCAGGAGTACCTGCTACTGGAGTAATTGAAACTGGAGTTACTGCAGCATTATTAGGCTCTTGTGGGGCCCAGCTAATATAAGCTGCAGTCGACAACAGATTTCTAATTCTGTATGAACTAGGATATACGTTATTAGAAGTATTCACCTGAACTGCTGAGTTACTTACAACAACTGTAGCTCCTTGCGGAGTAAATGTACTGTTATAAGACATTATTTAACTCCTTAAACTACGTTAGTAGGAATCGGACTATCTTCGCAAGTTGAAACTTTAATCAACAAAGTACCAGCAGTTTGAGTAGCTGAAGAACCAGTAGAGTTTACTAGGCGAACAGTTACTTGATTTGCTGTGTTAGTAAAAGCATTTCCAATAGAAATACCAGTAACTAAAGCAGCATCAAATTGTGCTTGCACAAAATCATTAGGCTGAACACCAGGAACAGAGATAGTTACATCGGCTGTTGTACCTGAAATGGTTGTTGATGGAAGCGTTACTTGAACGATAGATTGGGCAATAATATTGCCACGACAAACAGTAGTCTTAGACATAATTTTTCCTTTAAGTAAGGTATTTCAATTATAGGTTAAATAAGAAAAAAAGCCACGCTTTTTGGGCATGGCCTTCTTCCTTTACTTCAGTTCGCCTTAGTAAGGGCCAGAGCTTAAATCGTAGCCGTAAATATATACATCAACAGTCGCAGTAGCGAAAGCTGTAGAAATATTTACATAAACAGTTTGTGCTGTCTGAGCTGTATTAGGATTTGAAGCTGCTGAAATAGTTACATAAGATGGAGTAGTTTGACCGGTCAAAGCTGCTGCTGTCAAAATACTTGTTGTGCCACCTTTATTAACTGCTGTGTAAACACCTAAGTTAACAGAAGCTACAGATTGTGTTGCTCCGTTGTTGTTTGCGTTAGCAACAACTACAGAAACAGGAACATAAAGTGCGCTGTTGTTAATTTGAACAGCAAAGTCTGCTGCTGCTGCGGTTGATACACCTTTCAACACACCTAGAACACGCAAAGCCTGTTGGCTATTGAGGTTCGATGGGTGGGTGGTACTTGTTACTGCTGGGCCTGGATTTGCCATGATTTTATTCCTTAAATTTAGTTAAAAAGCAGGGGTTTTACCCCCTGCGATTATTACGCTGCTACTCGGCAAGCCAACTCTGGGTAGAGTGGTGCCCAGCCGTACAGTACGTCAACACGAGTTGGAATAGAGTCATTGTTAATGGTGTATTGACGAACTACACGCATTGACAGACCGATTTCCTTGTCGGAAGCACGACCAGCGAAATGAACACCTTCAGGCAACTCAAGGTCAGCCATAGCCATTGTGAACGCATTGCGGTGCATTACGATGTTTTGTGGAGAAACGATTCCGTTACCACTTGCATTGTATTGTGATGCAAAGAATGTCACAGCAGCAGTTGCTGATGGGCTAGGGATGCTTACGTTTTGGAACTGACCACCAGAGATAACTGCTGGAGATACTGTTACAGAAACAGAAGAACCGGAAGCCACAGAAACAGCCTGTTTAACTACGAATGAACGTAGTTTGTTTGTGCCGTAAGCTTGACGATTTTGTGGGTTAACTGCATACACACCAGCGATTTGGAATGTATCACCAGCGTTCAAGTTGATTGTGCCTGTATTAGCAGCAGTCAAA